AAAAGCCCAGGACACGATATTGCTGCCGATGAGGAGGGCCTGCCTGGCAATGACTGGCACATAGGCAGCAGCCAGGCCTGTGAGTCCTATGGAAGCCAGAAGCTTAATGGCTTCTTCATGCTCAGACAGGAAGGACGTAGCCTTCTCTATAGCAGGACCCATGGTGTTGCCCAGGACCGTGGCTACAGCATCCACTGCCGGTATGAGTTTGGCTCCCACATCCTCCTGAAAGTTTCCTATCTTGACCCTCAGTTTGTCCAGGGGAGTGCCGGCAGCCTCAGCAGCTCCACCAAACTCTTTACTCAGCTCAGCCAGGATAATCTTCTGGGCACCCAGAACATCCCCAGCCTCCACCATGGTCTTAATCTGCTCTTTCTGGTCCTTATTGAAGGACACCCCAGCCTTAGAAAGAGCAGTGATTCCCTTGATAGGGTCATTCAGGGCCTTACCCAGCTGGATGCTGGCAGAGGACATGTCAGTACCCAGGGCCGTAGACATGTCAAGAGCCAGGCCCGTAGCCTGAGTGAAGATGTCGTTACCCTTGCCTACCTCATCGTGAATATTGGTGAAGGTGAGGAGCAGGTTCTGGCCTGACTGAATAGCCTCATCGTCGGCCCCAGTCTTGTCAGAGATAGAGCCTGCCAGCTCTGAGACCTGGGCAGCACTAGTCCAGGCTGCAGCCCCAGTAGTGCGGATGACCCGCTCAGTCTCCCTGCCTATCTTAGCTGACTCCTCAGCAGCATTGAAGGCTCCTACACCCAGAGCCACCAGGCCAGCCACCCCAGCAGCAGCCCCAGCAGCAATAGCAGTGCCCATACCTGAGGCACTCTTGCCTACATCGGTCACGTCAGAGGCAGTGTCCTTCAGGACCTTTACTGCCTTAGCATTGTCAGCGATAATCTCAATTAAGAGTTTGCTGGTTGCTGCCACTGGTTCACCTCCTCTGGGCCTGACCTATGGAGACTAGAAAGTCCTCAGCAGTTTCTAGGGCTCTGGTGTCGTGGTCTAGCCAGCTTCTCCAGTCTGTTCCTGTGAGGCAGGAGACGATGACGGCTCTGTGGGCAGGGGAGCCGTCAGGGTAGGGCCGTCGGCCCCATTAGGAGCAGGTACCTCCTCATAGGAGTCCAGGAGGTCTACCCACTGGTCATACGGTGGCACCTGGTGGTCTGAACGCTCCAGGGCTGAGTACATCAGAGCAGCATGCATAGCGATACGGTTATTCGCTGAGCCGTTAGCAGCCACCCTGTCTATAGCGTTAATCAGGTCCTGCACAGTGGTCAGAATGGTCACTGGTTCCTGGTCGTCCCAGGCCACCGTAAACCGAGTCCTCAGGCTGGGCATCAGGCACCACCGATAGCGTTCAGGTCAGAGTCAATAGTCTTCTGGTAGACATCCACCCATTGTTTCTCAGTGGCCTGGGCACCCTTCAGAATGAAGAGAGTAGGAGCCCTGTGTCTGGATGGGATGCCCCAGTGAACAGGCCCGGCATAGGGAGCTGAGAAGCTGATAGAGCCAGCCAACCTGGAGGCATCGTAGGACCCACTGGCCTGGAGCTTCCCAGTAGCCACTGGGGTTCTGGCTCTGGCTGCCTCCAGGATAAGTCTGGACGCTGCCCTGTGGGCGGTAGACATGTCCTGTAGGGACTGAGCCATATGCTGTAGCCCGCCGACCAGCTCGGCTGCTCCCTTAACCTCAGTCATGCTGCCTTAGTCTTCTCAGTCTTCTTCTCAGTGTCAGTGGACCTAGCAGTGACAGATGGCCAGGTGGCAGTGGGGTCGCCCTGGAGCCTCCACTCAAAGTCAGAGGTAATCCGCTTAGCCACATCCCCACCCATTTCCAGAGCCCTCACCTGGACCGTTCCACTGATGCTGGTAGTGCCAGCGTTAGGCTGCCAGGTGAAGGCCTGGTCAGTCATGTTGTTCTCCCAGGACCACTGAACGAAACTGTCAGGGCTGTCAAAGTCCTGGATGGATGTGCCAGCCAGAGCCCAGTCAGTGGTGACTGAGGGGGCCAGTTTGTCACCACACAGTGTCTCTACCGTGTCCCCATCCTCAGTGAATGAGGGAGTGATTCTGACGTTGGTGGCCTGGCAGGCGAACTCCACTCCACCAGTGGCAGGAGACCCAGTACCACCCAGGGTCAGCTTACCTTCTTTAAGTTTGGACTCTACGATAGCCATTAGATAGCCTCCTGGAAGGACAGTAGATAGGCTGGGTACACTCTGCCTGAAAGGGTGTAAGCCACTAGGTCAGCGGTCTCGAGGGCCATGGCCTGGTTAACGCTGTCCACTAGTGTGTCCAGGGCTTCCCAGGATGCCCTGTCAGCAGTCTGGGCAGAGGGCACTACCGCCACTAGTTGCCACCTGGCAGTCAGTCCACAGTTCAGGTCAAAGGTCAGGTTGGGTGGGATGATGAGGACACAGGGTGGAGCTGCCAGGGCTGGGTCTACGGTGGCTCTGATGCCTTCAGCCTCCAGCAGGTCCACCAGTTCCTGACCCCTGGCTAGTGTGCCCATCAGGCAATCGCTGGTTCCACATAAGGGCTCAGCATCTGAGCAATGTCCTTATCAAAGTTCTTGATGGTAGCGACACCCAGATCAGCCACACCCACAATCCCATCAGGACTGTTGCGTCTGTTGAGGACCCTGTTTGTCCACAGGAGGACTGCGTAATAGGCATCGTGGGGACAGGGGTCCAGAGTGAGGATGGGACACCTGGCTATGACTGCCTCCTGTACTGCCGACAGGGCCTGATCCACAGCAGCGTCGTCAATGGTGTCTGGCACCCTGGCCCACTGTTTGTATTCGTCTACGTCAGGCCAGCCTGGCCCTGTCGGCAGTGCCATTACTTCTGAGCCCTTGAACTCTGGTGGGCAGTCTTGCCGCTGTCCTCAGATGACTGCCCTCCACTAAGAGGGGCAGCAGGCATACCAGTGACCTTCACGAAAGCCTTAGGCTCTAGGGTCAGCCAGGCAATGTAACCATAGAAGGCAATCTGTGTGCCCAGGACTGAGGGTTCAATGGCTGAGACCTGACCACCGATGGTCTCATAGGTCTCCACATAAGTGGAGTCTCCCAGGATGGCGGTACCGGCAGCCAAGTTCTTATCAATGACCATCCTGAACCCAGCGACAGAGCCAGACATACTATTGGGCTGGATGTTGCCCAGGGCATTCTGGGGGTTCACTGTGGGGAAGAGTTGCCGACCGCTGCCATCCACCATGGAGCCCAGGGAGCCCCAGATATCAGGGGCAGCCCACAGGGTATCGGGCATACCGTTGGTCTCACTGTAGATGGTCCCAGAGGCAGCGTAGAGAGCCCCCAGGACACCTTCACCATCAGGGGTGGCAGCAGCCTGGGTCTGCGTGACAGAGCCAGTGAAGTACGTACAGAAGGCAGCATCAGTGACCTGCGCATCAGAGGCAGCCAGGTCCGAGACCAGAAGATTCATGATGGCAGGGTCAGTCCAGTCACGGTCCTGCCAGGACAGGTTGACCACTCCACCATAAGTGGACTTAGTGACCGTGACAGGGTCTACCGTCATCACTCGGCTAGGCAGCTCCGCCTTCTCCGCAGACTGAGGACCAGCAGTGGTGTACTGGCTAATCTTAGGACGCTGGAAGGTCTTCCCTGGGCCAGGCAGTGGGCGCTTCGTGGTGGCTTCAATGGCAGGACGTCGGCTGGTTTGCTCAGTGAAGACTGGCCCCAGGATGGGAGTGGGCAGTAGGCCTGGGTTCTGGGCAGTGGTCTGATGTGCGACAGCCCGCTGCAGGTACCGGTCAAAGCGGGCCTTAGCCTCTGGGTTCTCACTGCGCACCAGGAAGTCCACCAGGTACTCGCCTGGGGTCTGGTAGGTAGGAACCTCCTGAGGGGTGGAGCGTTCCACACCCTGGGCCTGCTGATGATGGGCAGGGCCGATATGAGAGACCAGGTCGCTATAGGTAGCCGACCGTTCGGCCAGCTCAGCCTCAACCTTGATGTCCTCATCCAGGCCAGTGATACGTGACCGACGGGCTTCACAGGTGGCCTGCTCAGCGTCAGACAGGTCCCTATCTTCATCAGCAGCCCTGCTGGTGATGGACTCAACATCAGTCGTAGCCTGGTCACGCTGTCGGCGGAGCCAGTCCAGTCGCTTAGTTCCTGAGAGTTCAGTAGTAGGCATGACAACATCCAGTGTGAGAAGAGAGAAGTGGTTAGTTCTCTCAGCTGGATAGCTGCCTACTGGCAGGGGAACAGTGAGGATATGTGTGGTGGACCAGTGTCGCTATTGGAAGGCCACCGTGCGGGCCTGTCACCGATGAAGCAACGAAGTGTGGATGCAGCTCGTCAGGAAGGGATCAGCGACTAACCACACTGGTCCACCACGTCACCACCACCTAATCACGCCTTATGCGCTCTGTCCACTGCTGCCAATAGGCGAGACGTTCTGGGGGTCCTACAGAGGCTTCTCTGACTGCCGTGACCTGCGCAGAAGCGTACGCTGGGGTCTGGCACAGGGCCACGTGGTGGAGCCCCTTGACATGCTCACGGTGGACGACGTCCTTGCCGTCCCGTTTGATGACCTTATTGAATGCTGCAGGCTGGAAGGCCAAAGACAGCCCAGGAGTCTGCCCATCCCTGATCTTGAATGCAGCCTCTCTACCAGCCTCTGTGTCATCCAGTCTCAGGTCAGCACAGAGTCCTGAGGGCTGGTCATGCCACATAGCCCCACGGCCTACCCAGTGGCCATTATGTTCCAGTTGCACTCTCAGGTAGTTGGCTCTGGGCTTCAGGCACTTAGAGAAGCAGCCAGGCACAAAGGTTTCCCAGTAAGGGCCGAACCCATCATCAACCTGAGTGACCTCATTGTAGGGA